CCGCCGCGCCTATCTTCGCGAACACGGTTTGACGCTATGCGCGGACGGGTTGCGCCGTCTGATTATTCCAAAGAACGGAGGTAACGAAGAAATGAAGTACAAAGTATGCGACCATTGCGGCGCACACCTTGACAACGGGGAAACGTGCGATTGTAGGAACACGAACAACGACGGCGGAGAGCCGAAAGACAAACAGAAAGAGAGGAAAAACGACAATGACGGGAATTAACGAGGTTGCAAAGCAAATTCACGAAAACGCCGTCGATCACGGCTGGTGGGACGAAGAACGCGGCTTCCCCGAAGTGCTGGCGCTCATTCATTCGGAGGTATCCGAAGCGCTGGAGGAATACCGCAACGGGCGCTTGCCTACGGAGGTTTACGCCGGAAACAACGGGAAGCCGGAAGGAATACCGATCGAGCTTGCCGACGTGATTATCCGCGTTCTTGATTATTGCGGATATGCCGGAATTGACATTGACGCGGCAATTTCGCAGAAGCACGAATATAACAGAACGCGCCCGTACAGGCACGGCGGGAAGAAGTGTTGACAATGGCGGAGCGGGTAAACCACCCAGCGCATTACAACGCGGGCGGGATCGAGTGTATCGACGCGCTGGAGGCGGCGACAATCGGGCTTGAAGGGATCGAAGCCTTCTGCACGGCAAACGCGATCAAATACTTGTGGCGTTGGAAGCGCAAGAACGGTGAAGAGGATTTACAAAAGGCTATTTGGTACATTAACAGGATCATTGATCGAGCGGGAGAACCGCCCGAGGAAAGAAAGGGGCTTTTCAATATGACAGAGAACAAACACGGCTTTATGCCGAAACAGGAAATCACGATCGGCGGGATCGCCTTCACAATCATTCAGACCGCCGAAAGCTGGGTGAAGTGCATTGCTTCGGAGTGTATCGGAAACGGCACTTTTGACACGAAGAACCGAAACGATTTCGCCGCGTCCGATATTCGCGAGTTCTTGAACGGCGAATTCCTGCAAAAGCTGATCGGAGCGGGAGCGCCGGAAGCAATGTTCGAGTATTTCAACGTTGACTTGACCGCCGACGACGGCTTGAAGGACTACGGCGGCGATTGCGTCCGCGTCGGGCTTATCACGTGCGACGAATACAGGCTTCTTCGCGGCAACATTCCGGAGCTTCCGGACACTTGGTGGTGGACAGCTACACCGGACAGCCCGAAAAATTCACTCGTCCGCACCGTCTATTCCGACGGCACGCTGAACTACGTCCTCGCTTACAACGGGAGCGGGGGCGTTCGCCCGCTTTGCGTTCTGAAATCGGAAATCTTGAAATCTTACCTTGACGGGGATATGAAGAAGCGCGCCGAAGCCGTCGATATGATGAAGCATATTGCGGCGGCGTGGAACATCAAACCGGAAGAGGTATTCGAGAAAGGAGAATAACGGAAATGCGGGCGGCAAGCATTACAGATTATATTCCGTTCGGCAAGGAAAACGCGGTAACACGCGCACACCTTCGCGCGGCAACGGGCTTGCCGGATCGGAAGATACGTGAAGAAATCGAACAGGCACGGCGCAGGGGCGCGATCATTATTAACGCGCAGGACGGCGCTGGATACTATCAAAGCGAGGATATAAAGGATATAGCGAAGCAGTACAGACAGAACGAGCGCCGCGCCCTTTCGATCCTTGCACAGCAAAAGCATTTACGCAAGCGCTTAAAAGAAGCTGGCGTAATGGAGGGAAAGAAGGTTGCACTTAATGACAATGTTTGAATTTATGCAAAACGCCTTTTTCCTGCTTTGCGGGATTATCTGCATTGCGGCGGCGGTTTTGGTTATCTATTGCGTGATCATCGCGATCTTCCGCACTTGCGGGAAGCGCGGCACGAAGAAAAATACCGGATACAGCTACAACGCAGATATGCGAAGGAGAAGCGGGAATGAGCGAAATTAAGCTGAACGCAGAAGCGCTTGAAGAAGCGGGCGCGGCGCTGGGCTTCGCGGTTGCGGCGCTGATCCGAGGCTTTCAAGCGGGTATGGACGCTTACGACGTTATGCTGGAGGAAACCGCGATCCGCGAAATCCGGAAAACCGAAGAGGAACGGGAACGTTCCGTTAAAACGGAAATCGGCGATTGCCGGAAGTGCTGGTGCGATCAATGCGCGCGGCTGGAGGAATGCGAGAAGATCCGCGAGGGCTTCACGCCGGACGGGGTGCGCCCTTCCCCGTGCGTAGGTTGCGAAAACGGAATGCGCTTCAAGCCTTGCGAGGAACCGCAATGCGAAGAGTTCGTGCAGGGCGACGGGCTGAACAATGGATAAATAAAAAAGAACCGTCCTGTATGGGCGTACAGGACGGTTCTTCCCCGTTCGGGGTTGCCGTATAAGGCTATTCAATACATTAGATAGTATAGCACGAAAGCGGCTTTTTGTCAAAGGAAGGCGGCTTGACGTATGCAGAGAGTAAAAAGAAGGATTTTTTCGGGCGTTGTGTGCGAACAGGAGGTTTTCAACGTATCGGACAGGCTTACCGATATAAAGAAGGCTGAACCGCGCCCGCGCTTTAAGACAGAGGAAGAGCGAGAACAACACAAGATCGGAATATCAAGACGGAAACACGCGCGGCTGGTAAATGAAAACTTTTCCCCGCGTTCATTATATAGCACGCTGACGCTGGACGACGAAAACGAAGTACATACCTTCAAGGAAGCGAAGCGGATACGCGATCTATTCGTGCGGCGGCTGAAATACGCCTTCCCCGATGCCGTGATCTTCATTTATTTAGGACGCGGCAAGAACACGAACAGAATTCACGCGCATATGCTTTCGGACGGCGTGCCGGAAGAAGCAATCAAGAAACAATGGATTTACGGAAATATCGTCCGGATCAACCACCTTCGCGAACATAACTATTACGACGGCGTGGATCACGGGCAGGATTACACAGGGCTTGCAAATTACCTTTTCGACCATTGGACGAAGGAACAAGGCGGACACCGCTGGAAGCAGACGCGCAACGCACGGAAGCCGGATCGGGAAACGCCGACCGTTGCAAAGAGGGTTTACACGGAGAGCAAGCCGCCGCGCCCGCCGAAGGGCTATATATTAGTAGAAACGAAAAGTACGAAGTATGGATACCTTTATTTTAAGTATGTGTTAGAGCCGCCGAAGCGCAAACGGAAACGAGCGGCGAAGGACGGTAAAGGCTGATTTCGGATCAGCATTTCTAAAGCCTTGTAAATGTGTAACGTTTGGCGACGAAGCACAGCTTCGATCACAGAAGAAGCCTTGAAGATAGATTTTCGTTTATTCCCCGTCGCCTGTTTATCAGAGATCACGAACGGTTCAGCCCGTCAAGGTTGCGAAGCACAGCGAAGCCGCTTGACCTTTACGGGGTGAAGCGTGAGTGATAGGAACAGCGCGGCGACGGGGAAAGAAAATCTATCAAGGCGGCTTGCACTTTTCCACAATGAAGGCTGGGGAAATGTGCATAAAGGATCGGGCGCGGGGTTTATTCCTTTGAGCCTGTTCCCCTCCCAGCGGGAGGGGCGGAGGGGTGGGAGAAAAAAGAGAGGAAGGAGGCGATCGACGGTGCTTGAATTGAACAGGCTTTATAATCTGGACTGTATGCAGGGAATGAAGGAATTTCCGGACGGGTTCTTCGACCTTGCAATCGTCGATCCGCCTTACGGGATCGGGATTGACGGACAGCGGAAGCGCGTTTGCAGAAATCCGAAGCATAACCGGAAGGAGCATTCGCGGGAAGGCTGGGACAACAAGCCGCCGACCGAAGAATATTTCCGAGAGCTTGAACGGGTATCCCGTGAACAAATTATTTGGGGCGGGAATTACTTTGTTCCGATGCTGAAACAGGCGCATAAAGGCTGGCTTGTATGGGACAAGGGGCAACGCGGGCTTTCAATGTCCGATTGTGAGCTTGCATATACCAGCTTTGACACGCCGACAAGAATTTTCACGCTTAACCGCGTGGAATTGCAGATCGAAGGGACGATCCACCCTACGCAAAAGCCCGTGAAGCTGTATGAATGGGTTTTATCCCTGTTTGCCCGAAAGGGTATGAAGATTTTAGACACGCACGCCGGAAGCGCAAGTTCCCTTGTCGCTTGTCATAGGATCGGCGGGCTTGATTACGTGGGCTTTGAAATCAATGCAAAATATTTCGAGGCGGCGAACAGGCGGCTTGAAGAAGAGAAAGCACAAATCCGCCTGTTTGATCTGCTGGAGGAACGGGAAAAGGCGGCGCAAACAACGCTGTTTTGACGAAGGGAGGAAACACGATGCAGAAAAAGACAGTTTACCTTGCGGGAAAGATTACGGGCGATCCGTTCTACCGCTCAAAATTCTATGAAGCGCAGAAAAAGCTGGAGGAAGGCGGCTTTATTGTCGTCAATCCGGCGTTACTGCCTTCGGAGGGCTTCACGTGGGAAGCCTATATGCGAATGGCGGGCGCAATGCTGAACGAATGCGCCGAAGTCTGCTTCCTTCCGGATTGGACAGAAAGCAGGGGCGCGAAATTCGAGTTCGGCGAAGCGGTGGCACAGAAAAAGCCGTTTTTCTTCTTCAACGATTGGGAGGCGAAGCAAAATGCGGAAAAATAACACGCCTCCCCTTCCCGTTCCTACGGAAGCGGAAGAACAAATCGCACTTTTCGAGTGGGCGGCGCTTCAATCGGGGCGCTTTCCGGAATTGGCGCTTTTGTATCACGTTCCGAACGGCGGGAGCCGGAACAAGATCGAGGCGGCGCGCCTTCGAGCGCAGGGCGTGAAATCCGGCGTTCCTGATCTTTGCCTTCCTGTTGCACGCGGCGGAAATCACGGGCTTTATATCGAGCTTAAACGGCAACGCGGCGGGAGGATCAGCGAAGAACAGGTGCGCTGGATCAACGGGTTTTTGAAACAGGGTTACGCGGCGGCAATCTGCAAGGGCTGGCAGGAAGCCGCAAACGTGATTATCGACTACTTACAGCGAAAAACGGAGGGCTGAAAAATGGCGAAGAAAAAAACGGGCATTTCCGAAGAGTTGCGCGAAGCGATCAACGAAGCCGCCCGCGCGGGTGCTTACGAGGCGTACAAAGATACGGCGGGCGCTTATGTAAATTACTTCAAGGCTATGGAAACGCTTTTGTATAACTACAAGAAGCTGGCGGCGCTTGTCGCCGATGAAGAAGCCTATTGCGAAGTGGAGTATCACGCAGGGCGAAAGACCTTTGCGGCAAGCAGTAAAGGCACGGGCTTTTATGAGCAGAAAACCGAAGCAGATATTGTCGAGGAAATGCGGGAAGAAAAAAGGCGGCAGTATCGGGAAACGAAGTACGGCTTCGAACGGCTGGAGAGGGCTATAAACCTTTACCGCGACCGCAAGGAATTCACGGTGGTTCGTATGTACTACTTCGGCGAGGATTACGAAGGCAAGCCGCGCGAGAGCGGCAAGCCATACACGTGGGAGGAATTAGCCTTCGACCTTGAAGAAGCGGGCGTTTTGAAGGGTGTAAAGACCGCGTGCAGATGGCGGAACAAGATCGTAAACGATATGGCGGTATGCGTATTCGGGATCGCGGCGGCGGTGAGTGCGGCAACGTACAGGCGCAAGGTGGGCGAATAAGTGACAATATCGCGACAATATCGAGGGGTGGCAGGGGAAATATATCTATGCTATACTGTTTACGATGAATTCTTACGCAAGACGCAAGCGCACGAATAGCGCCTTTTCGGAGCAATCCGGAAGGGCGCTTTTATTATGCGCGGGAAAGGAAGGTGCGAGTATGAAGCCGTGGGCAGAACAGTTCTACAACAGCGACGCTTGGCGTTCTTGCCGTGATGCCTTCTTGCAATCAAAGGGCTACTTGTGCGAACGTTGTTCTACACCGGACGATCCCGTCGCCGCAAAGATTGCACATCACAAAACATACTTGACAGAGCAAAACGTAAACGATCCATACATTGCGCTTTCGTGGGATAATCTCGAAGCGCTTTGTCAAGATTGTCATAACAAAGAACACCATCGATCGAAGCGGAAAAAGCGATATTCGTTTGACGAAAACGGAAACGTGATACTCCCCCCTATTCGCCGAGGATTTAGGGAGGGTGAAACACCGAGGGCGGGAGGTTAATTTTACTCCGCAGGCGCGCGCATAACGGGTGTACGCGAAAAAGGGGTGTAGGTATCCGCCGAAAAGGGGTGATAATTTATGGCGACAAAGAAGGAATTAACGAAAGATCAAAAGATCAAGAGAGAGATAAACAGGTTGAAGCGGGTTTTCCGCGACTTGGATAAAAACAAGTTGCAGACCGTAGAAAGCCTTATCCGCAACGCCGCATTTATGGCGGTATCCCTTGAAGAGTTACAGGAAATTATTAACGAAGAGGGATACACCGTCGAATACCAAAACGGCGCAAATCAGAGCGGGACAAAACAAAGCGACGCAGTAAAAACGCATATCGCTATGACGAAAAATCACGCCGCCATAATCAAACAGCTTTGTGAGCTTGTGCCGCCAGAAAAGAAAAAAGAAAGCCGTCTGCAAGCCTTGCGGGACGAATAAAAATGCCGTTTTCAAATTACATTTACGAGTATTACGACGGCATAACGACGGGAAAAATTGTCGTCGGGAAATGGGTGCGGCTGATTTATGAATACATCGTTAGCGGGCTTCAAAACGGGCTTTTTCTTTTCAACGCAAAAAAGGCGAACAAGGCAATTCGCTTTATCGAAAACTTCTGCCATCATTGCGAGGGACGAACCGACCTTCTGAAATTGGAGTTATGGCAGAAAGCGGCGGTATCGCTGATCTTCGGGATTGTTGATGAAGATAACGTGCGGATATTCCGCGAAGTGTTTATTGTGATCGGGCGGAAAAACGGCAAAACGCTTTTCGCTTCCGCCGTGATCGCGTATATGGCATATCTTGACGGCGAATACGGCGCGAAAATATACTGCCTTGCGCCGAAGCTGGAACAAGCGAACATCGTTTACGATAACTTCTTCCAGATGATTAAAAAAGAACCGGAGCTTTCGGAGCTTGCGAAGAAGCGCCGTTCGGATATTTACATCGAGGAAAGCAACACGGCAATAAAGCCGCTGGCATTCAATGCGAAGAAATCGGACGGCTTCAATCCGCATTTAGTCGTGAACGATGAAGTCGCGTCTTGGCGCGGCGACGGCGGCTTGAAGCAATACGAGGTAATGAAATCCGCGCTTGGCGCACGCCGCCAGCCGCTGATCCTGTCTATCAGTACGGCGGGATATGAAAACGACGGTATTTTCGACGAATTGATGGCGCGATCTACGGCGTTTCTGAAAGGCGGAAGCAAGGAACGCCGCCTTCTTCCCCTGCTTTATATGATTGACGACGTGGAGAAATGGAACGATCTTGAAGAGCTAAAAAAGGCAAATCCGAATATGGGCGTTTCCGTTTCACCGGAGTTCTTCAAAGAGGAAATCGCCGTCGCGGAAATGAGCCTTTCAAAGCGGGCGGAATTCCTTTGCAAATACTGCAATATCAAGCAGAATTCTTCCGTCGCTTGGCTTGATTATGTCGTTGTCGATCGAGCGGGTGAAAAAATCAAGCTGGAGGATTTCAAAGACAGTTACGCGGTGGGCGGTATCGACCTATCGCAGACAACAGACCTTACAGCCGCAAGCGTTATTATCGAGCGCGGCGGCGTTCTTTATGCCTTCGCACAATTCTTTATGCCCGCGAACAGGCTGGAAACCGCACAGGCGGTGGACGGCGTGCCTTATGATATTTTCGTAAAGCAAGGGATCGTGAAGCTATCCGGCGAAAATCACGTCGATTACAGGGACGTTTACGAATGGTTTTCCACACTTCGCGATCAGTACGGCATTTATATTCTAAAAATCGGCTACGACCGTTACAGCGCGCAATATCTGATCGACGACTTGAAGGCGGCGGGCTTCCAGACGGACGACGTATGGCAAGGTGAAAACCTTGCGCCCGTTATTCGGGAGTTTGAAGGCATAATCAAAGACGGCAATTTCAAGATCGCGGATAATAACCTTCTGAAAGCGCATTTCCTCAACGTCGCGTTAAAGCACAATATGGAAACGCGGAAGTTCCGTCCGGTAAAAATCGAACAGCGGGCGCGTATCGACGGCTTCGTTTCCGTGATCGACGCTATGACGGTACGGCAGAAATATTATAACGAGATCGGCGAAATGCTGAAAAATGCGGGGTGATAACAATATGGGAATTTTTGAAACAATCTTCCGGAAGCCGCGTTCGGATATTCAAGCGGAAGGATACTTCAAAATGCTTAACGGGTATTCACCCGTTTTTACGAACGCGCCGGAAAGCCTTTACGAAATGGAGCTTACGCGGGCGGCTATTCATTCGTTCGCGAATTTTTGTTCAAAGCTGAAACCGGAAATCAGCGGGACGGCATACAAGAACCTTGAAAGAATTTTGCAGTTCCGCCCTAATCCGTTTATGGATACGTCGAAGTTTATTTACCGGATCGCGACGATCCTTTCGGTGAATAACACGGCGTTCATTGTTCCGATTGAAGATGAATATGGTGGGATTGCAGGGTATTATCCCCTACTTCCACAGCGTTGCGAGGTTGTCGAATACAAGGGCGCGCCCTTCTTGCGATACACCTTCGCGAACGGACAGCGGGCGGCAATCGAGTTCGAGCGCGTCGGCGTTATGACGCAATTTCAGTATAGCGACGACTTCTTCGGAGAGAGCAACGCCGCACTTCGACCTACAATGCAGTTGATCCATACACAAAATCAAGGAATTATCAACGGCGTTAAAAATTCAGCTTCCGTCCGGTTCTTGGCGAAAGTTGCGAATATGTTAAAGCCGGAAGATATTACAAAAGAGCGCAAGCGCTTCACGGCGGATAACCTTTCGGCGGATAATCAATCCGGAATGGTGATCTATGATAGCAAATTCGCGGACGTAAAGCCGATCGAAAGCAAGCCGTTCACCGTAAACGCCGCGCAGATGGCGCAGATCAACGAGAATGTTTTTAATTACTTCGGCACGAACGCGAAAATCATTCAAAACACCTTCACCGAAGATGAGTGGAACGCCTATTACGAAGGGAAAATCGAGCCTTTCGCGATCCAGCTTTCGCTGGTTATGTCGAATATGACCTACACACAGCGGGAATTATCCTTCGGGAATGCGATTACCTTTACCGCGAACAGGCTTCAATACGCGAGCAACAATACGAAGCTGAATATCAGTACACAATTATTTGACCGTGGTTTGTTGACGCGCAACGGCGTTATGGATATTTGGAATATGGCGCACGTTGACGACGGCGACAAATATTATATTCGCAAAGAATACGCGGAAGTTAGCGAATTAGGAAAGGAGGTTTTACCGAATGCCAGTAGTGAAGGAACGGGAATACCGTCAAATGTTCCAGCCGCTGATGATCCCGCAGGGGACAACGGAGAAGAGGTTTGACACCGATTATTACGTCGAGGGCTTCGCAACAACGTTCAATAAGCCGTATGTTATGTATGAATACGGTGGGATCAAGTATTGCGAAATGATCGACCGAAACGCCCTTGTCGGCGCGGACTTGTCCGACGTGATTATGCAGTTCGATCATTCCGGAATGGTATTCGCCCGAAACAAGATGGCAAAGAACAAGCCGCCTTCCCTGCTTTTGGAACCGCAGGACGGCGGCTTATTTATTGCCGCAAATTTGAGCCTTACGGAAGAAGCAAAGCGCCTGTATGCAAGCATTGACGCGGGGCTTATCTGCAAAATGTCGTGGGCGTTCACCGTATCGGAGGACGCATACAACAAAGACACGCACACAAGAACGATCTTGAAGATCAAGAAGGTTTACGACGTTTCGGCGGTATCTTATCCGGCGAACGCCGATACCGATATTTCGGCGCGTTCCTATTTCGACGGAGTGATCGAGAGAGAACAGCAGGAGCGGCTGGAGCGCCGGAAGCAAATTCTTAAAATCAAACTTATGATGGAGGTTTAACACAATGAGAATTAAAGAGATTGAAGCCCGCCTTGCGGCTATCAAGAAGGAGATCGAAGAGCGCGGCGACGCTATGAAAGCCGAGGAAATCGACGCGCTGGAGAAAGAAACAAAGGAGCTTACCGAAGAGCGCGCCGGGCTGATTGCCGCCGCAGAGAAGCGCAACGGCATTCTTGACAATATCGCGAAGGGCGGCGGCGTTTCTGTCCGTTCCTTCGGAAAAAAGGAAGAGGATAACACCGATCCGGACGATCCCTTCGGCACGCCCGAATACCGTTCCGCGTGGCTGAAAAACCTTCGCCGCCTTCCCCTTACCGACGCGGAGAAGCGCGCGTATGCGAACGCCAGCGGCACGGGCGCGGAGGTTGTGCCGACGCAGACCGCAAACGAGATTATCAGCAAGGTAAAGAAACTTGCGCCTATGCTGAATGAAGTTACCCTTCTTCACGTCAAAGGCGCGGTGAAGTTCGTTGTCGAAGGCACGAACAACGACGCGGCGATCCATACCGAAAATGCCGCAATCACGCCCGCCGCCGACACCCTTACCACCGTTACATTGAGCGGGTACGAGATCGTGAAGCTGGTTCAGATTTCCGATACCGTTATGACAATGAGCATTGCGGCGTTTGAAAGCTGGATCGTTGATATGCTTGCGGAAGCAATCGCCCGCAAGGTTGAAGATTTCTTCATCAACGGCACAGGCACTTCCCAGCCGAAGGGCATTGACAAGGCGAACACTTGGGGCGCAACGAACAGCGTTACCGTAGGCGCTTCTGCTTCCCTTACCGCCGCGAACGTCCAGACGCTGATCGGGCTTCTGAACGCCGGATACGACCGCAACGCAAAATTCGTTATGAGCAAGCGAACCTTGTTCACTGATTTTATGCCGTTGCAGGATAACAGCAAGAACCATATTGTAACCGTGCAGGGCAACAGCTATTTTGTTTACGGCTATCCGGTTCTTCTGTCCGACTACGTGAAGGAACACGAAGCCTTCTTGGGCGACTTCAAGAAGGTTTGCGCGAACCTTGCGGAAAGTATCAACGTCAAGAACGCCTATGACATCGACACGAACAGCTACAAATACAGCGGCATTGCGATCTTCGATTGCCAGCCCGCGATCGGCGAAGCCTTCGTGAAACTGGTAAAGGCGACCGCGTAACGGAGGGCTGAACGATGATGCTTGACAAGGTAAAGCTGGCTTTGCGAAAAACAGCCGCCGTATTTGACGACGAAATCGAAGATTACATCAATTCCGGTATCGCTGATCTTCGGCTTGTCGGTATCAACGTTCCGGAAAATGCGGGATCGTCCAGCGAAACGCTGGGCGATCCTCTTTTAGACCGCGCAATCATTCTGTACGCAAAATCCGAAGATAACTTCGGCGGAGAAGGCGAAAGACACAGAAAAGCGTATGATTACCTAAAATGCGCCTTGTCGCTGTCTGACGATTACACGGAAGGCGGTGGCGAATAATGGGCTGGCGGGATCAAATAACGCTGATTGCGCTTTCCGAACCTTCGGAAAGGACGAACGAACACGGCTTCCCCGAAAGGAAGAAGGAAACGGCGACAACGGTTTTCGCTGACAAAAAATCCGTAGGGTATTCGGAATTCTACAAAGCGGAAATGGCGGGACACGCCGCCGAAATAAAGTTCGACGTTTACGCAATGGAATATAGCGGGGAAACGATCGCAGAATATCCCGTTTCGAGCGGGAAACGCTATCGAATTCTTCGCACTTACATTCACGACGACGGAGAGCTTGTAGAATTGACGCTTTCCAGCTTCCCCGAAGCGCAGAGCGCCGCAAACGCGGCGGGCGATACAGCGGAAGGGGGCGGCGGCAATGGCGAAATTTAACGTTGTCGGGCTTGACGACGTAGCGGAACAAATGCTTCAACGTGCGGAGATCGCGGAAGAAGCAGTACCGGAAATGCTGAAAGCTGGCGGCGCGGTAATGCAGGAAGCACAGCGCGCGGAAATCCGAACTATGTTCCGGAGCCGCAGAAGCACGGGCGATCTTGCCGCGTCGATAACCGTTTCAAAAGTCAAGGATCGGGACGGCGGAAAGATGGTTGAAGTATATCCGGACGGAAAGGACAGGCACGGAGTACGGAACGCGACAAAAGGCTTTGTCCTGCAATACGGACGAAAGAATATGCCAGCGCGACCGTGGTTCACGGCGGCAAATACGAAAGCGGCTGACGCGGTAAACGACGAAATGCGCCGAGTATGGGAGGAAAAGCAAAATGGACGTTGACGAACTTGTGAAAACAACGCTTGAAAAGCTGGGCTATCCCGTCGAACGTCTGATTTACACCGGAAAGGCGGAAACGTTTATTACGTATCAGATCGTTGTGGGGCTGGATACTCACTTTTCGGACGATGAAAGCGGCGCAGAAGAATTCACGTATCGGGCGGATATTTATTCCCGCGTGGATTATATCGCCGCAATGCGGAGCGCAAAGCGGGCATTGAAGGAAGCGGGGTTCTACGGGATCACGTTTGATCCGGAAGTGTTCGAGGAAAACACGGGATATTATCACGTTCCCGTGGAATTCAAGTATATGGAGGTATAACGAATATGGCGACAATCGGATTGCGCGACCTTTACCGCGCGCCTATCACGATCGGCGACGGCGGCGTGGAGGAATACGGCACACCTGTAAAAATGGCGAAGGCAATTTCGGCGGAGCTTTCCGTGGAGGTTGCGGAAGCGATCCTTTACGCAGACGACGGAGCCGACGAAGTTGTAAAGGAATTTGTTTCGGGAGAACTGACGCTTAACGTCAATGATCTTCTTCCGGCTGACCTTGCCGCCCTGCTTGGGCAACAGCAGGACGACGATATGGTGGTTTACGGTTCGGATACGGACGAACCGCCTTATTTTGCAATCGGCTTCCGCGCGAAGAAAGCGGGCGGAACCTACAAGTACATTTGGCTTTACAAGGTGAAGTTCTCGATCCCTTCCGAGAGCTACCAGACGAAGGGCGACAGTATCGAATTTACTACGCCGGAGATCGTCGGGCAGTTCATCAAGCGTTCTGACGGCTTGTGGAAGGCGGAACACGTTGCATTGCCTACGGAAAGCGTAGCGGCGGCTTGGTTTACTACGGTGAGAGAACCGAACAATACAGAAACTTAAACGAAATAGAAAGGGGGTACAGCGGGGAGCCGGAAACGGCTTCCCGCTTATTGTTTTATGAGCGCAATTAAAGACGGGCGTTTCCCGATTACACTTGACAAGGAAAGACACCTTCTTTTCAGTCTGAACGTAATTGACGAAATGCAGGACAAATTCGGCGGCTTTGACAAGCTGGACAAGGCGCTTTCCGGAAAAGACAGCGTGAAGAACCTTCGTTGGCTTCTTACCCTGCTTCTGAACGAGGGCGCGGACGACGGCGACGAAGAGCTTACCGAAAAACAGGTGGGGAAACTTATTCATACAGGAAACTTCAACGAAGTAAAATCTTCGATCTTCAAGGCGTTTTCGTTGGGCAACAACGGCACGGAAGAGCCGCCCGCCCGCGACGATGAAGAGGACGACGAAGAGGAAAACGAAATCAGAAAAAACGCGGCGGCGGGCAAGGAATAATCGACCTTGCCCGCCTTCTTTATATCGGCGTTACGCTTCTTCGGTGGAGCGAAGCCGAAGTATGGCGAATGACACCGTATAAAATCTTGACGCTTTTTAGAATACACAAACAATTTAATCCGGATCGCTTCAAGCCGGAAGAGCCGGAAGCCGATATTGACGACGTGTTAGGAGGGTTGTAAATGGCGAAGGAAGAGCAAATCAAATCGCAAATCATTCTTGAAGGCGAAAAAGAATACCGCGCCGCCTGTAAAGGTATCAACACTTCCCTTCGCGAAATCGGATCGGAAATGAAGCTGGCGACGGCGGAATTCGGCGACAATGCGGAGAGTATCGAAGCACTTACGCGGAAGCAGGAAATTTTACAAAAACAGCTTGACGAACAGGCAAAGAAAGCGAAAGCCGCAGAAGATGCCTTGAAGAAAATGCGCGAAGGCCGGATCGATCCCACCGATCCCGCCTATAAAAAAATGCAAACGAACCTTAACAATACAAAAGCCGAAATGGTGAAGGTTCAGAAGGAGCTGGACGACACTTCAAAGAAGCTGAAAAGTTCAAAGGTGGATTGGGAGAGCGTCGGCGACACCGTAGGAAAAGTAGGAAAGGCAATCGGCGCGGGCGTTGCCGCAATGGGCGCGGCGATTGGAGCGGCGGCGGGCGCGTTTTTAGGGCTTGCAGAAAGCACGCGAGAAGCCCGCGAAAATATGGGCAAGCTGGAAGCGGGCTTCACGACGGCGGGGCATTCCGCAGAGGACGCGAAGAACACCTATACCGAACTGTACGGCATTCTTGGCGACGACGGACAGGCGACCGAAGCCGCCGCACACCTTGCACAGCTTACGAACAACGAGCAGGAGCTGGCGACGTGGACGGATATAGCGACGGGCGTTTACGCGACCTTCGGCGACAGTTTGCCGATCGAAAACTTGACGGAAGCCGCGAACGAAACGGCGAAAACCGGACAGATTACGGGCGGGCTTGCCGACGCTTTGAATTGGGCGGGCGTTTCGGAAGATGAATTTCAATCAAAGCTGGACGCTTGCACTTCGGAGCAGGAGCGGCAAGCGCTGATTACGGAAACGCTGAACGGGCTTTATTCAGACGCGGCGGAAGCATACAGGGAGGTTAACGGAGATATTATCGAAGCGCAAAAGGCAACGGCTTCCCTTAATAGCGCTATGGCGGCGCTGGGCGCGATCGCTGAACCGATCGTTACGAAGCTGAAACAGCTTGCGGCGGAACTTCTGCAACAGATAACGCCGTTTGTAGAGTTGATCGGAAACGGGCTGACCGGAGCGCTGGAGGGCGCGGAAGGCGCGGCACAACAGTTTTCCGAAGGGCTTTTGGGGCTTGTAACGTTCATCGTTGAACAGCTTGGGGCAATGTTGCCGACCTTCCTTGAATTCGCCTTGCAGATGATCGGGACGCTTGCAACAGGTATCGCGCAGGCGTTGCCGACGCTTGTTCCGACGATCGTTCAGATCATTACACAGGTTGTTCAAACGCTGATTAACAATATCCCTATGCTGATCGACGCGGCGTTACAGCTTATCACAGGGCTGGCGCAGGGGATTATAAATGCGATCCCCGTTCTTGTGGCGGCGCTTCCGCAGTTGATAACGAGCCTTGTTAACGGACTGCTGGCGGCGATCCCGCAGATTATTCAAGCGGGTATCGACCTTTTGACTTCCCTTATTACCGCCCTTCCGGAAATCATTACAACGATTGTAACGGCTATTCCGGAAATCATAAACGGGATTATTACGGCGCTTCTTGAAAATATCCCGCAGATTGTTCAAGCGGGCATTGACCTTCTTGTGGCGCTGATACAGGCGCTTCCGCAGATTATAACGACGATCGTTCAAGCGATCCCGCAGATTATCAGCGGAATTGTAAACGCGCTGATCCAGAACATACCGCAAATCATTCAAGCGGGCGTTCAGTTGTTCGTTTCCCTCATTCAGAACTTGCCGACGATCATTGTTGAAATCGTGAAAGCCGTTCCGCAGATCGTTTCCGGTATCGTACAGGCTTTCGCAAATTTGGGCGGCGAGATGGTAAACGCGGGTGCAAATCTTCTTCACGGCTTGTGGGAAGGTATTTCAAGCGCGGCTTCTTGGCTATGGGAGAAAGTAACCGGCTGGGCTTCCGGACTGATCGACGGGATCAAAGGCTTCTTCGGCATTCACTCCCCTTCCACCGTTTTCGCCGAAATCGGCGGGAATATGGCTGACGGCGTAGGCGTAGGCTTCGGCGACAGTATGGAAGGCGTTTCGTCGGATATGACCGCCGCAATGGGCGGAGCGGGAGAGCTTACCGCCGCCGAAGCGGTGCGCGCCGTGAACGACGGAATTATGGCGAATATCGAAGGGCTTTCCGGCGCAATAACCGCGATCGTCGAAAAGGTAATTACCGGACTGAACGCACAGGCGCAAAGGCTCATTCAAGCCGGACAGGATTTTGACAATCAGATTTCTTCCGGTATGGTGCAGGGTATCCCGCAGATCACGGCAAAGATACCGCAAATCACGCAGAGCATTATAACCGCCTTCACCGCGCAAAATCAAAAGTTCATTCAAGCGGGCGTTACGATCGACAAGAATATAGCTTCCGGAATGGTGCAGGGTATCCCGCAGATCACCGGAAAAGTGGCGCAAATCGTACAGCCCGTTATTACCGCGCTGAATTCGTTTGTATCCGACTTCGTGGCGGCGGGCGAAGAAATGGTGCGCGGTATTTGGCAGGGCTTTCAAAATATGTCGAGTTGGCTGGAAAGCCGCGTGCGTTCGATGATGCGCGAAATTGTCGCGGCGGTTGAAGATGAAATGGATATTGCTTCCCCGTCGAAAGTCTTTGCGGGTATCGGCGAATATATGGCGCAGGGGCTTGGCGAAGGCTTCGGACGCGAAATGCGAAACGTCGAAAAGACGATCCGCAGGGCGACCGACAACGCCGTCCCCGACGATCCGGAACCGCGCCCGCGCGCAGGCGGCAGACAGGAAGCGCGCTTCGAGGTGGTGCAAAACATCTACGCGAACGATACTTCCTACGCCCAGCAACAGCGCGAAGCGGCGCGGCAGTTCAGAATGATTGCGCGGGAGGTAATGGGCTGATGAAAATACAAGAAAAATTGACCTACACGAACGAGCGGGGGGAAAGCATTGTCTTTTCCCCTTCTTCTTCGTATCACGTAAACTTCAAGGACGTTTCCGGCTTGTCCGACGTGCAGAACGCCATATATTCAACAAACAGTATGGGGCAGGACGGCGACACCTATTTAGGATACCGCATTGAAAGCCGCGATATTGACATCGTAGGGCATATCAGGGAGCGGGACAAAATCGCCGTGCAGGAATTGCGCCGCAATCTGAACAGGATATTAAATCCGCAGTATTCCGCGACGCTTACTTACGAATTGGGCGACTTCAAGCGGGTTATCGGTTGCACGATCAACAATGCGCCGATCTTCAAGCGCGGGACGATATTAGAGCAATTCACGATCCAGCTTTCGTGTCTTAATCCGTTTTGGCGGGAAGAGGCGGAAACGCGCGAGGATATAGCAACGTGGATCGGCGGCTTTGAATTTCCCGTTCCGGACGGGCTGGAGATAACGGAGGATTGGGAAATCGGATACCGCCAGCCTTCGCTGATCGTCAACGTGTTCAATTCCGGCGACGTGAAAAGCGGTATCCGGATCGAGTTCCGCGCGCTGGGCGCGCTGACAAATCCACAGCTTCTGAACGTCAATACGCAGGAATTCATTAAAGCGAACCTTGCGCTGGAAGCGGGCGACGTGCTGACCGTTTCGACGGGATACGGCGAAAAATCCGTAAAACTGTTACGCGGCGGCGTTGAAACCGACGCTTTCCGTTATTTGGACGTTGACAGTTCATATTTACAGCTTGCCGTGGGCGATAACCTTTTCCGATATTCAGCGGATACAAACGCGGAAAATCTCGAAGTATCCATTTATCACAATAACTTGTATTTGGGGGTGTAGCGGTATGGAATTATACGTCTATTCTTCCGATATGGAGCTTCAAGGGATCGTCGAAAAAATCGCGTCGCTGATCTGGACGCGCCGCTATTGGAGTTGCGGCGAATTCAAGTTGCTTGTTCCCTTCACGGAAGAGCATTCCCGAATGCTGGTGAAGAACAATATCATTATGAAGCGCGGCGACGACGAAGCGGCACAAATCCGTTATGTTTCGATCACGAAGAATTCGCAGGGGCTGGAGGAAATCGAGGTTCAAGGAAAGTTCCTGATCGCGTGGATCGGGAAGCGGATAATCAAAAAGCAGATTATCACGAACGACACAACGCAGAACATTCTATACCGTATTGTACGGGAGAATGTAACAAATCCGGCTGATACCGTGCGAAAAATTCCGGACGTGTCGATCGCGGACGACGACGCGGACACCGAAAGCGGCGTGATCGACTACACTTCGGAACAGTACACAAACGCCCAGCTTGCGGCGGAAACAGCGGCGAAGGCGGCAAAGCTGGGAATACGAATGCGAACGGACGCGCGCACGGGTACGCACGTCTTTTCCGTCTACGAGGGGCGCGACCTTACGGCTGGCAACAGCGCGGGGAATGCGCCTTGTATCTTTTCGCAGGAATTCGATAACATCGTCGAGCAGGAATACACGAACAGCATTGAAAACCTAAAAACAACGGCGTTCGTCGGCGGTGAAGAGAAAGAAGGCGTTGCGCGGAAGGTTGCCGAAGTAGGCGGATCGGCAGCAGGGCTGGAGCGTGAAGAGGTATTCATAAACGCCACCGATATTGTGCAGGAATACGAGGACGACGACGGCGAACAAGTATCGCTTACGGATACGGAGTATTTAGCGCTTCTTTCCGCCCGAGGTGCAGAGGAATTAGAACAGTACGCGGAAACGCTTTCGTTCGGTTCAAAGGTAAACACCTTCGCAAATCTGATCTACCGAACCGATTATGATTTAGGCGACCGCGTTACTTGCGTGAACAAGCGCTGGGGAATTCGCATTGACGTTCGCATAACGGAAATTGCGGAAACCTATCAAAACAACGTCGAAGAGATTGATATAACCTTCGGCGAAAGTTTGCCCGCGCTTTTAACGCAGATACGGCAGATCACAAAATAAAGGGGTGTAAATATGGAAAAATCGAGCTTTTTTAACAGCGTATCCGGCGACCGAAAATACAAGGCGGAAGATTGGGCTTCGTATTTCGGATCGTTCATCGGAAACGGCGTTTTCCCTGTTCCTTCGACGGGGCTTCAAGTTGTTGCCGGAAGCGGAATGCAAGTAACCGTGAAGGCGGGAAAAGCGTGGATCAACGGCTATTTCTACAACAACACAAGCGACCTTTCCTTGACGCTTGCGACGGCTGACGGCGTTTTGAACCGCATTGACCGCATTGTGGTTCAATGGGACTTGACGAACCGCGTTATTTCGGTGAAGGCGAAATCTTCTTCGTATTCGGCTTCCCCTACCGCGCCAGCCGTCGAGCGGGACGCGGATATTTACGAATTGGCGATCGCCGACGTTTACGTGGGAGCGGGTGTAACCGCGATCACAGGTTCGAGCATTACAGACAAGCGCCTTGACAGTACCGTTTGCGGCGTTGTAGCGGGACTGGTAGACACGATCGACACGACAGCTTTTAACGCACAGCTTGAAGCGTGGTTCGAGGAATACCAAAGCGACAGCGCGGCGGAGTACAATTCCCTTGTATCGTATATGAATTCCTTGAAGTTACAGGGAAACACGCAGTACGACGCGCTGGAAGAGTATTTCGCGGACTTCAAAACGGAAGCGCAAACGGACTTCGACACTTGGTTTGAAGGCTTGCAGGAAGTGCTGGACGACGACGCGGCTGGAAACCTTCTGAATATGATTACGGCGCTGACCGCCCGCGTCGATCTGATCGAAGCCGTGATCTTCAACGATATTACCGATAATCCGTTCCTTATCCTGTTTGACGACCTTACAGGCGTTACGACAACGGGCGTATGGAACGAGAGCTTACAGCGTATCGAATGTTAAAGCGGTACGCTTGCACGCGGGCGGAATTGTCGTGCATTATAGGGAACCTGTTTATCGAGCTTTCGCCGCCGTGCGAACGTTGCGGCGAAGATGCTTTGACGATCACAGGAACGACCGTAACCGGAAACAACGGAACGCTTTTCGTTACGGCGGCTGGGTTTGATTTCGAGGGGTGCGCCGAAGATGCCGTTACTATTGACCGCATACGAAAGGGACGGTGCATAAATGCAAAGGCAGGAACGAGGAAGAAAGGAACCTTCGGAATTTAACGTGATCGTGAAGTGCAAAGATTTAATCAAGCACACGTTCACGATTACAAACAGCACGGAGCGTTTCCCGAAGAAATATCGATTTACCCTTGTGAACCGCATACAGGACAAAGCGGTGGATATTTACGAATGCGCGCTTGAAGCGAATGAATTAAACCTTCTTGACGCGCAGGAATTCAAGGAGCGGCAGAAGCTACAAGCAAAGGCAATGACCTATTGCAAGGAGCTTCTATTTTTCATAGAGCTTTCGCACGAACAGGGCTTCATATCAACGAACAGTTGCGAATACTGGTCTAAACTTGTGCTTGATGTGAAGTATATGTTAGCCGCGTGGAAAAAGCGGGATCGCGCGAGAGGGTGAACCGTTTGGGGTACATCTTGATACGCCTAATTCGTCGAACGCCAACAACGTCCGCAACGTCAATTCCGACGGCACGCTGAACAACAACAACGCTTACAACGGGAACAGGGGCGTTCGCCCGCTTCGGTGGAAAATGAGATCGAGTAGGCACGCGCCGAAAGCAGAATACCACCATCAAAGGAAGGTGTATCCCGTCGCCGCTATCCACAGCGGGGACAAATACAGGATCGCCGATGCCGGAGCATTCCGGACGGAAGGCAAAGGCTACGCACAGCGAGGATTTTTTATGACAGATTACGAGAAGATATATAGCTTCGAGAACCTATACAAAGCCTACCGAAAGGCGCGGCAAGGCAAGAGGTGGAAGGGAGCGGCGGCAAAGTTTGAAGTCAACCTTCTTGAAGCGCTGAACCTTTTAAGTTACCAACTACAAACGAAGAAATACACGCTTTCGCCGTATAACACGTTCGAGGTATACGAGCCGAAGCGCCGCGTGGTTATGTCGAACAGCTATAAAGACAAGGTTGTTCAACATTCGCTTTGCGATAACGTGCTTGAACCGATCCTTACACGATCGTTCATTACGGACAACTACGCTTCGCAAGTGGGAAAAGGGACGCATTACGGGTTAGACAGGCTTCAAGAATTCTTGCGGAGGTTTTACCGGAAAAACGGGATTGACGGGTGGATATTGAAGGCGGATATATCAAAATACTTCTATTCCATTAGGCACGACGTGTTAAAAACCTTAATCCGTAGGAAGATAACCGATCCGGACGTTTTGTGGCTTGTTGATATGATTATCGACAGCACGGAAGGAAACGTCGGAATACCGATCGGAAATCAATCTTCACAGCTTTTCGCCCTTCTTTACCTCAATAATTTAGATCACTTTGTCAAAGAGAAGTTAGGCATTAAATATTACGGCAGATATATGGACGATTTCTTCTTGATACACGAAGATAAAGCCTATTTGCAGTATTGCCGCGCGGAAATAGAAAAGCACGTCGCCGCGCTTGGCTTGTCTTTGAACAACAAAACGAACATTTACCCTTTGCGTAACGGTATAGATTTCTTGGGATTTCATACCTACTTAACCGAAACGGGCGCAGTTATCCGAAAGGTTCGCCGCAGAAGCAAGAACAATATGAAACGCAAGTTGAAGAAAATGCGCGGGCTTGTGGAGCGGGGCAAAATCACGACGGCGACCGTCGAACAGTCTTACAAAAGCTGGCGGGGACACGCTTCAAAGGGAAATTGTTACCACCTGATCCGAAGGACGGATCATTATTACGACAGTCTTTTCAAATCAAAGGAGGCGGGAAAATGTCAAAAGCAATAAGTTCACTTTCCGTGGGCGACAAGATCGAAGTTCCGGTCCTTTCGGCGTATCAATCGCGTTTCGGTGCAAAGATCATTTTCAAGGTTGCCGACAAGAACCACAGCGGCTATCCGTCGAATACCGTAACGCTGATAACCGAAAAGATTATCCAGCTTATGTGTTCGGACGCGAAGGAGCCGAGCAACAGCAATTCCGATCGAAAGAACTACGGCAACAACAGGCACATTTATTCAAATATCCTGCAATGGCTGAACAGCAATGCGACGGCGGGAAATTGGTACAGCGCGAAGCACAGCGCCGACGCGCCGCCGACAAACGCGAACGTATGGGATAATTACAACGAATACGACGCTTGGGCGGGCTTCCTTGCAATGCTTGATCCGGACTTCGTAGCGGAGCTTCAAAACACAACGCTTACCGTCGTAAAATCTTCGACGGACGGCGGGAGCTATGAAACCTTCACCGCGAAAATGTTTCTTGCGTCCACCACAGAAGTGGGGCTTGCGAACGAAAACGGCATTGCAGAAGGTTCCCTTCTTGCTTTGTTCAGCAACAACGCTTCCCGAATTGCCTATCCTACGGCGGAATGCGTAAACAGTTCGGAATACTCAAACAGCAATTTTTCAACGTCGAAGGGCTGGTATTGGTGGCTTCGCACGCCTAGTTCGTCGAACGCCGGCGGCGTTCGCAGCGTCTATTCC